AGAGGTATTAGGTCTTGTACCATCTCCTAGTTGCGTATAGCCGTTAATGCGTCTATAGCCACCGCGTGTAGAGATTTCAAAGTTAGATAATCTAGTTGCTACTCCTGGTCTTGTTAAAAGCTCCATAGTATTACTGGATTTATCTAAACCACCTTGCAGTGCAACTGAAAAAGGCTGTGATGCAGCCACTAGAAATAAACTCTATCGTCTGTCATATTTTTAGGTTGAGGATTAATAAGATTAGATTTCATTCTTTTCATTCCTTTTTTATAATCATCTAATGCAAAAGCCGACTGTTGTAAGTTTTCTTTAAACTGATGCACATAGTAACGTGTACGAGCTGTAATAACAGAAGCGTATTGATCGGGTAGTATTATAACATCTCCGTGTGCAGCAAGTTCTGTAGGAGAAGCAAAAGCATAAAAATAAACTTTATAGACTTTATCGGGTATAGGGCTTATACCAAACTTACGATTATCAGGACTACGAATAACGTATTTAGGTTCTCCATAGTTCTGTGTGTCTGCATCGTCAGCGTTTTCTGAATCTCTAATATAACGTGTCCAATCTGTAAGCGTTATAAATCTTAATCCTTTAGATACAAAAGGTGCAGCTTCTCCTGAAACACCTATTGTTGTAAGATAAAAGTTATCCCAATCTATTGCAGCATAATCTGTTGTTATACTGGAGCTACCTGCTTTAAGAAGATACCATCGAGTACCTGCAACAGTAGATACATTTACGTTCCCATAGAAAGGATCAGTATCTCCACTGGTTGCGGTAGCAAAAAAAGGTAGTTGGGGTTCTTCGTTAGCTATATCGTTTAATGATTTATTAATAGATTCTTTTACAAAAGCCTGTATTCCTACAGCACTTGCAAAATTAGCTGACGTTAGTTGAACTTCGTTTAGTTCTCGTAATACTTCGTTAGTCAATGTTAAATATGTAGTAGCCATTACTTACCTTTTTTCTTACCAAATATATTATCGTAGTTATCATTGTAATTCTGTTTAGCTTTACCAGAATACGCAGTACCTAGCAATCCTAAGACTCTAGAGCTTTTCGGCTTACTAGAGCCATTTAGGATTATAGGATTTTTGTCGCTGCCTAATTGTGGCATAGGCTTAGTCTAACTGTTCAAATTGTACAATATACTTAACAGTTGTAGCTGCTGTAGCTAAATCAGCACCAATAGGTGTGAGTCTAGCGTGTAGTGTTCTAGCTGCTGCACTGTACAACGTAGATGCTATAACAATAGCTTCTGAAGTTGCGGGGCCACCTACAACACCTGCAGTAACTGAAGTACTTACAAACTGGCTTGCTGCGTGTCCGTGTGAATTTTGTATAATATACAACGGAGCTTTAGCTGCCCAAGTTACTGCTGATCCACCATCGTCAAGGATAGCTTCAGTAGCAATAATTTGACCACCACCTGCTGCTGTTCCTAAACTAAAATCAACATCGTTACCACTTGATCCGCCAGTTACAATGTTGCCTGCTGGAATAGCAATTAAATTACGAATAATAGTACCTGCTGGCTGTACAAAACTTACATCTGTATTTGTATCATCTGTTACAGCAATAGTAGCTGTAGTTACAGTGACATCCCCTTGTATTACTTGTTGGTCTGGATTGGTCGTTTCAACTCGATCAGCGAGTCCACGAACATCTCCTGTTCTTGCTGAGTTGCGACCAGTATCTCTAATATTTACTGCTGACATAATTCTTACCTCTTGTTATTTATTTTTTAAAATCTTACTCTAAAAAAAAGAAAAGGGGGTTTTTACACCCCCGAATCTAATTAGTCAATACCGTAGAAAGCAGAAACTAATGCAGCAGGGCGAAGTACTTTGCCTCCATAAACATGGAGTCCTCGTACAATATCGCCAAAGCTATCAGGATCTCTGATTACTTCAGTACTTGTTATAGTCTGAGCAGTAGCTGTAGAAGACATGTGACCAGCCAAACATTTACCAGCAGCATTAGATGCAGCAGCTATGTTGTTTGATTTGTACATATCGAATCCACGCAATTTACCGCTTGAGACTAGACCATTCCTAATAGAACCTTGACCTGCGTTGTAATCAACAGACAAAAGTTTAGACGCTGAACTTGCAAGAACTTCGTAGAAGTCAGGCGAGGCTAAAAACCATCGACCTTCTTCAGGAATGTTCTGCTCATCAAGTAGACGAGCCATGTGCGAAAGTACATCGATAGGATCGTGTTCAGATGATCCAAAACCTATGTCAAGATTACCAGTTCCATCAAATGTGCCTGCTGCTAAATCAGTAGCATTGTCAGAACCAAGTATATGGTTAGGACTTGAAGCAGAAACACCTGCGAACATAGTAGCAATTACACCTTCATCATAAGCATCTCGTAGAGCGTATGCTGCAGATGAACTAGCTACTTCTTTAAAGTTAACGTGAGACATTGAAGTTTCAATATCGTCAACGATGAATTTAAAAGCGTTAGCTGTATCAACTACAAGAGTCAACTCTTGATCTGTTAATTTAGTTGCTGTAACATCTGCTCCACGTTCGTATGTGTACACAGTGATTTCAGGTTCTTTTATTATCTTTACGGAATCTCCGAAAGCGGCAATCTCACCAGCGTAATCTGTGTTGGTGATCGCTTCTACAACCGAAGCCTTTCTAAAGAAGTTAAGAACCTTTTTAGAGTAGACTGCGGGAAGAAAAAACGAATTAGTTTGACCACTGACGGAGTTTGCAAAGTTTGCATTTGTATCAGTACCTGGTTCAAAGAACTGATCTGAGGCGTTATAAGCCATAGTTACTCTCCATTATTATATCAAAATTAAAAGTTAATTATTATTTTACTATCCTGCCTTCGTGAATCGCTATTCCGATTTCATCTTCAAATCGATCAAACTCATCCATAGACATTTTAGCAATTTCCCTTTCTGTCCAGATTCTGTCTTGCTGGGGTTCAACGGCAGTTGTTTTAGTTGAAACCATATCAGCAGCAGATTTTCTAGACTTCTTTGAAGATGGTTTTCTAGCTTTAGAAGCATCCATTCCCATATCACGTTTATATAAATCTAACGCACGACTTGCAAGATCACCATCATTAGCGTTTTTATATATCCAATCTTGAATAGATTGTGGTTGTGCTTTCGCCCAGCTATGAAACTCATCACTGTTTTTAATATCTTCAAAATCAGGATGGTTGTCTAGCAATCTATTTGATGCTTGTTCTGCAACTAATTCTGTTTCACGTTCTTGTAAACTTGCAAGTTTTTCTTCTAGATTTTTAGTTCTTTCAGAACTTTGCATATGTGCTACAGTTTCAACTACTTCATAAACATCTGGATACTGTTCTCTAAACTTTTCTAAGTCCTCTGGAGACTTCGGAGCTACATAGCTTGGTCTGTTTTGAGCAGCTTCTTCTAGTAGTTCTTGTTCTCTAGATTTAAACTCATTCAATTTAGAATCGTAATGTGTTTTTAAATCATCGTATCTTTTTTTATAATCAGGTGAACTTTTAGTTTCCTTTTTATTTTGCTTTGGTTCTTCTTTGTCATCCTGAACTTCAGGTTTTTCAAAAAATACTCCATCAGCAGATACAAACGGTTTTTCTTTCTGGTTGTGCCATTCTTTATTGGCGTTATAAGGGTTTGCTTGTTTTGCTTGTGTTGCCATCTTCGTACTCCTACTAGGGGCTTTCTAAACAAAGTAGCTGCAAATGTCGACAGTGCAGGGTTTGTTTTTGTTAAGGTAGCCTTTCGGTTATTGTTGTGATAGAGTGCTTAAAGTTTTAAGGTGGCTCTATCGTTATTGCAAGCGTGGGTTAACAGATAACATTCCTCTTCTGATTTCATCTTCTGCGATGTCCTCATCAACAGGCTTACCGTATTGGTCAACCTTTTCTTCATCTATTGCACCACCCTGTGCTACTTCCTGTCTTCCAGCATCTGCTTCAGCCTCGGCATCTTCCATCATACTTTGTAATCTGTCCGCGCCTACTTGCTCTGTAGCTTTTGCTGTAAAAACAAACTCACCATCCGACAACCTTGCGGGTATCGAATCGGAGACTTCCGAACCTGGGCCATCAACTGGGCCAGATCCTGAAAATTCTGTAGCTGTATCCATAAGCTTGTCAAACATAACGCTTAACTCTGGATCAGCTTCTAATTTATTCATTAATGACATTTCTTCTTCGGAAGATAAAGACTGTGAGACTATAA